CGATGGTCAACAACGACACCGTGCTTGAGTGCGCCACCATCGCCGGTAACTCGGTTGACCTGATCGTCACGTCGATCCCGTTCGGCAATCAATACGGCTACGTCAACTCAACTTCCGACTTTGGCCATACCGACGACAACGGGCACTTCTGGCGACAGATGGACTATTTGACGCCGAACCTGCTCCGCATCCTTGCGCCTGGCCGCATTTACGCCTGTCACGTGAAGGATCGAATCTTGTTCGGCAATGTGACCGGCGAGGGAGCGCCGACCGTCGCCCCGTTCCACGCCGAGGCGATCATGCACGGCATAAAGCATGGATTCAACTTCATGGGCATGATTACGGTTGTGACTGACGTCGTTCGGGAGAACAACCAGACGTACCGGCTGTCGTGGTCCGAGCACGCCAAGGACGCCACAAAGATGGGGGTCGGCTGCCCGGAGTATGTCTTGCTGTTCCGCAAGCCGCAGACCGACAAGTCGAGGGGCTACGCCGATACGCCGGTCGTACATCCGAAGGATGAGTATTCAATTGCTCGGTGGCAGGTTGACGCTCACGCCTTCTGGGCGTGCTCGGGTGATCGCCTGATGTCCGTTGACGAGATGACCGCCATGCCGACGGCGGCACGGATGCGGGCGTTCCGCGAGTGGAGTCGCACCGAGGTCTACGACTATCGCGCCCATGTTGAGCTTGGCGAGGCGTTGGACGCGAACGGCGGTGCGCTGTCTAAGGAGTTCATGATGCTCGCTCCGGCGTCAAAGCACCCGGCCGTGTGGACCGACATCAACCGGATGATCACGCTCAATAGCGACCAGCGCCGCCGAAACGTGGAGATGCACGTCTGCCCGCTGCAGATCGAGATTGTCGACCGGCTGATTGAGCAGTACTCGAATCACGGCGAGCTCGTGCTTGACCCGTTCGCTGGCATCGGCACCGTGCCGTCGAGGGCGCTGGCGCTTGGCCGTCGTGGCGCTGGCGTAGAGCTGAATGAGCAGTACTACCGGGACGCCATCTCCTATTGCGAGCGGGCGGAGGCAAAGGCGTCGGTGCCGTCGCTGTTTGACCTGCTGGCGTGAGTGTGGCACCAGCATCGCAGCATGACCCGGTGACGACGGCGGCGCTTGCTCTCGCCGCTGAGGGGTTTCGGGTGTTGCCGATTCTGCCGGCGCAGAAGCGACCGCCGATGCGGGCGTGGCAGGACGCAGCGACGACCGATCACGATGCGATTGTGGCGTGGTGGAGCGGGTTGTATCGGGGTCACGGTGTCGGGATCGCAACTGGCAAGCTTGACAACGGTGCAGGGTTCTTCGTGCTCGACATTGATGATCGGCCGGAGGTGTCGGGGTCGGATGCGCTGGCCGAGTTGGAGCGTCGTCACGGTGCGCTGCCGGACACGATCACGTCGATCACTGGCAGCGGGTCGGGTCATCAGTTCTACCTCGTCCCCGATGGGTGGCCGACGCCGCGCAACGATCAGTCGTCGAAGTTGGCGGTCGGCATCGATGTGCGTGGTGATGGCGGGCAGGTGGTCGTGGCGCCGACGGTACACCCGAATGGCCGGTCGTACGTGTGGGAGGTCGACAAGGCTCCCGGCGAGATTGAGATGGCGGTTGCGCCGTTGTGGCTGATGCGGCTACTCGCTCCGGCCGAGCGGGTGGCGCAGGTTGAGCGGGTTCGGGGTCCGGTGGTCCATGACCCGTTTACGTTGGCGACGTCGCCTGCTGACCGGTTCTGCGCTGCGACGTCGTGGGCCGAGTTGCTGAATCGTGACGGGTGGACGTTCGCCTATGAGTCGTCGGACGGCGTTGAGCATTGGGTTCGGCCTGGCAAGGATGCGAGGGATGGCACGTCGGCGACGGTCGGCTGGGCGGGGAACGACGCACTGAAGGTGTTTACGTCGTCGGTGCCGTGGCTTGAGGCTGATCACACGTACAGCCGATTCCAGTACGAGGCGGCGAGATCGCACGGTGGTGACATGCGTGCGGCTGCGAAGGCTGTCGTGGCCGCTGAGGTGCCTCAGCGGCTCGCTGTGGTGCCGGTGGGGCAACCGGTGGTGGTCGACGAGGCGGTGGAGGTGCCTGACGAGGATCGCTGGCTGTTGGATCAGTTGACGAACTGGCCGGCGTTCTGGACGCAGGACGAGGCCGATGCCGACTGGCTGATGGAGCCGGTGCTGGCGGTCGGGCGGTCTGGGGCGCTGTTTGCTCCTGGCGGCACGGGTAAGTCGCTGTTCATGCTGTGGATGGCGTATGTGTTGGCGACGGGCGGGCTTGGCCTCGATGGCCGGGCGGTGATTCGGCGTCGGGTGCTGTACCTCGATTACGAGATGACGGCGAGCGACCTGCTTGAGCGGTTGTCGGCGATGGGGGCGACGGTCGACAATGATCTGTCCTGGCTGCACTATGCGACGTTGCCGTCGCTGCCGCCTGCTGATGCGCCTGAGGGCGGCAAGGCGATTGCACGCCTGGCGCAGTTGGTGGACGCCGAACTGGTCATCATCGACACGTTTAGTCGGGCCGTTGAGGGCGATGAGAATGACGCCAACACGGTCAGGTCGTTCTATCGGTGGACGGGTCTACATCTGAAAGCTGAGGGCCGGGCGTTCTGGCGTGTTGACCATGCGGGCAAGGACGCCGAGAAGGGCCAGCGCGGCACGTCGGCGAAGAACGACGACGTCGATGTGGTGTGGCGGATGCAGATTGCTGATGCGGGATTTACGTTGCTCGCAAAGAAGCGTCGCATGGGCTGGGTGCCCGAGCAGGTGCCGCTGACGCAGAGCGATGAGCCGCTGATGTATCGGACGGTGATGGAGACTGTGCCGGCCGGGACGGCGAAGGTGATTGCCGATCTCGATGCGCTCGGTATCGGGGCTGATCTGTCGGCACGCAAGGCGTCGCAGTTGCTCCGTGATGCTGGTCGCGGGGCGAAGAATGACGCTGTTAGGGCAGCGATGAAGGCTGTGCGGCAGCGCCCGTTCGGTGCTGTGGATAACTCCGAAAAGCGCGCCCCGATCGGCGGGGCGCGCCCCGTTGCGGATGAATCGGGGCGCGGTGCGGGGCGCGGTGGGGCGCGGTCTGCAAAACCCCTGGTAGACGACGGGGCGCGCCTCGGGGCGCGGCGGGGCGCGGTAGATCGGTCAACCGCGCCCCGCGCCCCTCTCTCTATAGAGGGGCGCGGTGGCGAGACTGCGCCCGCTGCGTTCACAGATGAGGACATCTGGTGAGCGAATCACCGTCGAATCAGGCAAGTCGGACACGAATCGGAGCGAAGGGATCACACGCGTGAGCAAGCGGACCAGAGTTGAGATCGAGGCCGCTGCTGCGGTGTCGCTGCTGCGGTCGATGCTGCTGTCGTACGGCGAGGTTCTGCCGGCGGCGATGCTGTTGGCGTCGCAGCAGCTCGATGCGTTGGACGGCCTCGGTGCCCAGCGGTTGACCGGGATGCCGGTTGGCACCTCGGAGTCGACGTCGGTGGAGCGGGTGGCGATGATGCGGATCAGCGCCGGTGATGACGTTGCGCAGTTGCGTGACGACCTGGCGGCGGTGACGTCGTTGCTGTTGTCGGCGATCAGCGTGGCTCGCTCGGTGTCGGGGTGGCGGCCTGCGGATGCTGCTCGGTGTCGTGACGGGCAGGTCGGTCGGGATGGCGTTGATGAGTGGGGCGACGCCGGGTGCGAGGAGATCCCGGCGAAGGCTGCGCTATGCAGCGCCTGTTACCAGCGGGAGCGCAGGTGGCGTCTCTCGGAAGGCCTGAATGCGCGTGATGTCGTCGAGGCTGCGTGAAACCGGGATTACGCTGCGCTGATGTGCGAAATGAAACCGGATGTGGTACTCTGGTGGTAGTTGAGCCGTCGCATCGCAAGATTCGGCGGCTCTTGCCATTCTCGGGGAGGCATTGATGCCAGGCCGGAACCGCTCCCACTACAGCGGCACCTACGTGCGCCGCGCCCGAGCGGTGCGCCTGGCAGCGAACGCCGATCCGAACTGTCGCTGTTGGCGGTGCGGGCGCACGCTGGCAGAGCATGGGCCTCGAGCGACATGGGATGCCGGTCACGTCCGTGACGGTGATCCGCTGTCGCCGCTGTTGCCTGAGGCGTCGAGCTGCAACCGGTCAGCGGGTGCGGCGGCGGGCAACCGTCGCCGTCGTGGGCTGGAGACGAGTCGGCAGTGGTGATGCATGGTGTCTGCATGACCATGCACAGTTTTAGATACCCATGCAGGTAGCGGACACCCCGCAAACTTTCCCACGTACATTTACCCTGGTAGGGGGGTTGTCTACCAGGGCGTTCTTCCACCTAAGACCGATCCGGCTGCATAACCATGCACGGAGAGTGATGGACACCGATGCTGATATCAGACGCAGCAGCGACAGGCGATCGCAGGGCGACGCTGGTGGCGATGCGAGACAAGCTCGCCACCGACATGGATGACGCTGCGCCGGCGGTCGTGGCGCAGGTCGCCGCACGGCTGCAATCGGTGCTCGCTGAGTTGGACGGCCTGGCCGTCGTGGGGGAGATGGATCTTGCTGACCAGCTCGCACAGCGACGTCTTGATCGGATCGCAGCGTCCCAGCTTGCTCAGCCTGCCAGCGGACAGACTCGGCAGCGCAGGCCGCGAAGCAGTTGAGTTCGCGGCAAGCGCCGGTCTAATCCTCGACGACTGGCAGCGGTGGTTGCTTGAGATGTCGTTGGCCGAGGATGCGACCGGGCATCACTCTGCCTTTGAGGTCGGCATCGAGGTCGGCCGTCAGAATGGCAAGGGGGCCGTACTTGAGGCTCGCCAGCTTGCCGGGCTGTTCGTGGTGCGAGAGCGTCTCCAGATCCACTCGGCGCATGAGTTCCGCACCACGTTTGAGCACTTCCTACGTCTGGTCAACCTGATCGAGGCTGCACCGGCGCTCGATCGCAAGGTTGCGCGCATTCGGCGTGGTGCCGGCGAGCAGGCGATTGAGCTGACGACGGGCGAGCGCTTGCGCTTCATCGCCCGTTCTGGTGGTTCTGGTCGTGGCATGTCCGGCGACGCCGTCTATCTCGATGAGGCGTTCGCAGTGACGCCGACGATGCTGGGCGCTTTGCTCCCGACGTTGTCGGCTCGCCCCAATCCGCAGATTTGGTTTGCCTCCTCGGCGCCGATGTCATCGAGCACGGTGATGCACTCGCTTCGGCGTCGTGCAGCGAGCTCGCAGCCTGGTCGGCTGTTCTACGCCGCGTGGTGCAATGGCGAAGGTGTCGACCCTGATGACATGGGTGCAGTCGCTCGGGCGAATCCGGCGCTCGGTATCCGCATCTCGGCCGAGTTCATCGCCGCCGAACGGGCAGCGATGCCGGTGGCCGAGTTCCTTCGCGAGCGGCTCGGCGTGCCCGATCCGCTCCCCGAGAACAGCGAAGCTCGTGAGGTCAAGATCCCGGCTGAGGCGTGGGTGGCGACAGTGTCGCACGTCCCTGCCAATGTGCAGCCGGGGTCGCTGGTGCTGGCGTTCGACGTCACGCCCGGCGGCGAGTGGGCGTCGGTGGCGATGGCGACCGGTTCAATCGCCGACCCCTACGTCGAGGTCATCGAGCACCAGGGCGATGTCGGGTGGCTCGCCGCTCGACTGGTGACGCTGGTGGAGCGGTGGAAGCCGACGACCATCGCCTATGACGGCGGTGGTGCTAGCGGCAGTGTGGTCGGTTCTGTGTTTCACGCGTTTCGTCAGGCTGGTATCAGTGCTGACCTGTTGCAGCCGATCACGTTTGGCGATCTGAAGCACGCTTGCGCCGGGTTCTACGCCGACGTCGTCGAGGGTCGGCTGCGTCGGCCACCTGGGCAGGGTCCGCTGGATAACGCCGCTGCTGAGGCCGCTGAGCGGCGTCTCGGTGAAGGCTGGGCGTTCGATCGCCGCAATGCGACGGTGCCGATCTCTCCGCTGATGTCCGTTGTGATCGCCCGCTCTGTGCTGGGCGTCGAATCTGTCGCACCGGCTCGGCCGGTGTTTGCGTTCTAGTGGAGGTCGTGATGCGTGATGTCGTTGCGACCGTCTGCGAGGTGGCTGGCTCGGTGGCGCTGGTGATTGGTGCGGCGATGGCGGCGGTGTGTCTCGGGTGGATTGTCGGTGGCGCAATGGCGCTGTTGTGGGCGTGGAGGTTGGGCCGATGAGCATCCTGTTCCGCACCCGGCCAACTGGTGAGCGTCGCGATTATGGTGGGCCGTGGCAGAACGGCATCACGGTGCCTGGGCCGCTGCAGACTCCTTTGGCGCCGTACGGCTACGCAGCGCAGGACGCCGTGCGTATTGCCGCCGTGGTGGCGTGCGTGTCGTTGCGTGCTGGTGCGTTTGCGCAGTTGCCGCTGCGTGCGTATCGCTCAGTCGGTGGCGTGCAGGAGATGCTGTCGGTGCAACCGCAGCTTCTGACTGCTCCGTCGCCGTCGGTGCCGCCGTCGGTGTGGAAAACGCAGATGTCGATCAGTCGCGATATCTGGGGCTACGCGGCGGGGCACATTCTCGGCCTCGATGCCGCCGGGTATCCCTCGGTCGTTGAGTGGTTGTCGCCCGCCGACCTCCAGGCGACGCAGCAAGCCGATGGCGGGCCGATCTCGTGGCGTTTCAACGGCAAGCCGGTCGATTCGTCGCTGATCCTGCACATCCCGAGCCGGTTCGTGATGCCCGGCAAGCCGCTTGGCATGTCGCCGCTTGAGCAGTCGGGCCTTGTCGATCTTGCTCGGCGTGCGCAGGATTTTGGCCGGGACTGGTTCCGAAACGGGAGTGCGCCGTCGTCGGTGATCTACTCGGACCAGGCGCTGACCGCCGAACAGGCCGACGCAATGGTAACGACGATCCTCGGCAAGTGGCGCAACCGTCGCCCGGCGGTGCTCGGCTCCGGCCTGCGCCTCGAGCGCCAGGAGATCAAGGCCAACGAGTCGCAGTTTCTCGAATCGATGACGAAGGCCGCTGCCGACATCGCTATCAGCTTCAACCTGCCGCCGGCCAAGATCGGGGCATCGATCAGCGGGTCGAACGTCACCTACCAAAACCTCGAAACGGCGCAGGCGTCGTGGCTGATGGAGTCGATGAACCCCGACCTCGTCATCGTGCAGGAGGTGCTGGAGCGCCAGACGCCTCGCACGCAGACGCTGCGTTGGCAGACGGGCGCATTCCTGCGCTCCGACCTGAAAACCCGTTACGAGTCCTACAGCACCGGCATCGGCGCTGGGTTCCTGACCGCAAACGAGGCGCGTGCGTGGGAAGACCTGCCGCCGTTGCCTGTCACCGATGGAGGTGCTCAATGAGCAAGAAGCCGATCGAGCGCCGCTGGCACTCGTCAAAGATCGAGATCCGTGCCGTCGGCAACGTCGTCACGCTGCGCGGCTATGCCGCCGTGTTCGATTCGGAGTCGTACGGCGAGGTCATCAAGCCGGGGGCGTTCAACAAGACGCTTGCTGAGCGCGATGACGTGCGCCTGCTGGTGAATCACGACGGCGTGCCGATCGCTCGGACGAAGTCGGGCACGATGCGTCTGTCGACCGACGCTGTTGGCTTGCTCGTTGAGGCTGACCTTGACTCGTCGAATCCGACGGTGCAGGAGCTGATGTCGGCGATGGATCGTGGCGACATCGATCAGATGTCGTTTGCGTTCGCTGCCACGAAGGATGTCGTGCTCGACGGTGTGCGCCAGGTGCTTGAGTGCAAGCTCTACGACTGCAGCGTCGTCACCTATCCGTGGTACGAGGCGACCAGCGCTGAACTGATGAGCGCCGAGAAGCTTGAGCTGTGCCTGCGGGCGCT